TTCCTCCAACGGTTGATAGAGTTATTACAGATATTTGACCATTGCCAGATAATTCGCCATTTGTTACGTTGGCCATACAGACATGATAAGTACCAGTAGGGAGGTTTCCTGTGCCAGATAGAAGCATCGCGCCCGGAGGAACTGACACCCCCCACGAAGAGATAGTGTTTGTAACTGGGTCAAACACTCCCTGCCAATATGGGTTAGAAATATATACTTTATTATCTGCATCAACATAAGAATAGGGATACTTCAAAGGGTTAACTGCACCTATTTGTGTCGCGCGCCCACCTGATAACCGATAAAGGTATCCTCCAGAAACACACAGCATACAGGATACTCCTGCCCACAAACTATGACTATTTGCCAAAGTTGCGTACAGCGTTCGTCCTTTTCTAGCAACTAACTTACCCGATAGGTCAACATCAGAGTTCAAAATTACCCGTGGTTCGACAATCCCCGTTGTTACATGAGAATAGAATCGTTCACCGATTTTGACATTGTTAGCTCCAGAGAATCCCTTGGTGTTAATTTCACCCATCTACAGTTCCCCTATCCTCGTACCCACCTTCTCCATAATACTGCGGTTCGGCATCAACTCCAATGAAATCAATCAAGTCCGTCATATCATTAAAGAACTTTTCCGTATGGTACTTAGTCCCAATTCCTTTGTTGTCTTGACCATCTTCAATCTTCTCGCCAAAAATATCTTTCAGAACATAATGCTTAATAAGACTATTCGTTAGATGGTCGAATGAAGCAAAGGCATCTACAGTATCACCATCAAGCGCCAATGTTGCAGGTTTTCGATAGAAGTGAATACCTAATGGATAAGGCGAACTTGGAATACCTTGATAATATAGTTTGGTTCCTTTGATACATACGCGATAAACACTACCAGTTTCTGATAAATCTAACTTATTAATCTGTCGCAGGAAACGTGTAAATGAATAATAATCTCCCCCTCTTGGAGCCAATATCTGATAAAGAGTATCGTCACAAATGTTGAATACACCTCTCTGGTAAACGACTGGAAGTGATACATATGGAAGTGTTGTACTTGTATTTACAACAGCATAATCATACAAATCGGGTAACGGGGGAGATATTTGACCATTAGGCATACGAACACCAGCGGCAATATTCTGAACCGCCTCATTTACTTGGTCTATTAAATATGGAATAGTGTACGCTTTGTCCTGAAGAACATTTTGGATAGACGTAACTATGTTTGTCAAAGTAACCATGTAATGTCCTCTAAACTAAAGCCCCTCCCCTTGCGAGGAGGAGCTATTTGTTATGCTTCTAAAGCTGCTTGAGGAACAATTGCGTACTCATCAAACTCAATAAGCACTAAGCAAGCGCCACCTGCTGATACGGTTACTTTAATAACCTGTGAAGTCGTAGTAGTAGAAGCAGGGTCAAAAACCAATCCCTTACTCGTAGCATCTGGGACACCTGTCTCAACAACCAATCCATCACCGCTTACTGCTGTGACAAGATTAACGGTTGTTACATTTCTTGCTACTGTAACTGTATCATTCGCAGTTACTGAACTAGTCTGCCATACTGCCTTGACTCCTGAAACACACCCTCTTGCGGGAGCAGGAACATAACTCACTGTACCGCTAGTTACTAATGCTAATAATCTTTTCATAGTTTTCTCCTTATGCTTCTAATGGCGATTGAGCAACCATAGCAGAATCATCGAACATGATAGTTACTAATTTAGCCCCGGGAGACCCTGTATCCGTTACTACCATAACCTGTTTTGTTGCGGTAGTTGAATCTGGGTCGAAAACCAATCCTTTATTGGTTGTATCGGGTACTCCATTTTCAACAACTAATCCAGCAGTTGTTGCAGCCGTAACGGTATTAACTGCCGTAGTATCTCTTGCTACAACTACAGTATCATTCACTTCAACTGTACTGGTCTGGAATACGACTTGGACAGCAGCAACAGTTCCCCTACAAGGTGCAGGAACATAAGATGTACCACCGTCTGCGTGTAAGAAAGTTAAATTAATCATATTGTTTCTCCTTCGCTTTTTTCTTCTGAACCTTGGGGACTTCAAAAGAATCTACAGGTTCCTTTACTTTTTCAACTGGTTGGTCGTGGAACTCAAGAGACCCACACTCAACACACTTGTCATTTTCAAAGAACCCAAAACATTGTTTACAGATTTTCATATATCACCCTTTTTTAACCAGCAGGAATTGCTACGGTTAATCCGAATGTTCCAGTCGTTGCTGTAATCGCGCAGTAATTACCAATCCAATCTTCAGCTGCGTTAGACGATACATACAGAGCAGTAGTATAAGCACCACCCAACATATTCTGCGTAATGGTGTTATTGCCGACAGAACCACTACCCGGAGTGAAATCAATACACTTGGAAGGTGCAGCTTGTGCGCCAGCTGAATTTAATCCTACTCCAGCAAAGGTGTTTCCCTTGACGATACTATATCGTAGATTCGCTTTTATATGGTTGGTATTACTATGGAACATATTGTTAAAAATTTCCCACGATGCATTCTCAGCAACACCTGCATCAATCGGTGCGTAAATACCGTAACAAGTTGCGGCATTCATATATAGGAAATGATTGTTGTAAAGATACACTCCAGATTGATGTCCGTCTGAAACTATACCATATTTAGAACCTGTGGTTCCCTGAAAACGGCAAGAATCGACTTTAGTTCCATTAGCAACACCTGTTAATTTAACTCCTGAATAACCACTTGCAGGACGGAAACGAATATTACCTGCATAAGTATTCACTATCGTTGTTACTATTAGAGCATCTGTTATTCCTGTCCAAATAACTGCATTAGGAACAGCGCCCCTTCCGATGAATTTAAGGTTTGCTACTGTAGGAGTGACTGATTCTGCATACTGATGAGTAGTAGTACCATCTCCCCAAATATTAATGTTGTCGCCCGCTGAAGCTGCTGCTGCTGCTTCCGCAATGGTAATGAACGGAGAGTTCCAACTCCTGCCATTGCCTGACGCTGTTTTAAGATTATTTACATACCAGTCATACCCATAACTCGCATTCATTGTGAAGTCGGTTAAGGGTCTGGTTGCCTGATTACCACCTACTGTAACTACTCGTTCACTCATATTAATTCTCCTTTGGTCAGCATGACGTTGTGCCAGACCTGTTAAATTCCCTCCCCATTTAAGGGGAGGGTCTTATCTTCCGTTTAGCCTTGCTCTCTATCTAAACGCTAAACCGGTTCGGTCAATGCAATGTGACAGACCTGCATCTTTCTATTGGAGCAATACAAATTACCTCTCCAACGGGTATCTGCGGTCATAACATCTGGCTGACCAAGAACTTCTTTAGTTACCCATTTAGGAGCAGTGAAGTTATAATCTTTATGGCTTCTCAGACTCAAGTAATTGAGATTGAGAGCATACAGATAACCTGCTGCTACATAGGGGTCTGCGACTACAGGAACACCCTTATGGGTGATATTCTGCCATCCTGCTTCAACCGTCTTCGTCTCAGCATATCTCTGTTGGGGATGCAGACTTCTTTCATAACCATCTCTCAAGGTCGGAGTCGTCACGCAGAAATTGGGCAGGAATCCTTCAAATTCGCCCATGTTCGGGGTTCTCCAGATTTTCTGTAGAACTTCAAAACTAATCGGCTCTGCGGTCGAAATTACTTGGGGTTTCCATTCTGCCATAGTTGCTTCAGTAATGGAACCGTATGCTACACTGGTTGCGCCAAGCGCGCCTGTGGAAAGATTGAACAAATCGCCAAGACCATTGATACCATCCGTAGAAGCTGCGGCAATAACATCTGCTGCCATCTTAACACGGGCTGATTTAATGATGCTATCGACATATACTTTGGTCAAATCAATGATTGCTTCATCTCCGGTATTCTGAGTAAGGTCATTGAGATTTAAGGTATTACTTGCATAGATACCTGCCCATCCAAAACGAGCAGCATCAATCAAGTCAACTTTGGACTGATTAATAACAGTAGTTGCGCCATAAGCACCGGAATTGCTATTTGCATATTCCAAAGGCACTTTGACCATCAAACCACCATCTACGATTTCGTGCATCTTTACCTGCCAATTGTCTTTGGCAATAGCGTTACCCATCAACTTCCATAACAGCGCTGATGCTTTGTTAAGAATGTCAACTGGGGTTTTAGTGAACCAATAATACTCTGTAGTCGCGTTTAACTGATTAATTAAAGCCATGATAATTTCTCCTTGTTATAAGGCAATCACTCTCCACGGGATGCTTTTAATGCTGCCATCATTCCCGCTTCAACATCTTTGCCTGTTGGTTGCGGTGCGTTTGTTTGCTGTTGTCCGGGGCTTTGTCCCTTAACAATAACCCTGCCTGTCTGTTCTGTACCTTTAGTTAGGTCTAATCGTTTCTGCATTTCTGCGTTAAGTTCGCTTAATTGTTTTGTTTGTCCTGCAAGTTCATCTCTTTGAATCTGGAAGAAAGCCGATATAGCATCGTGAACTCCCGTCTTATCTTGTGCGATAAAGTCCTTTATTTTCGCCTGTGTTTCAGGTTCATTAAAGGTCGGGTTCTGCTGAAGAAACCTATCCTGTTGCGCTTTAGCATCCATCTTAGATTGATACTTTGCCACTTCATCCTGTGAAGTTTTAGCAGCAACTTTGATGACTTTATTAATCTTGTCATCTGCTTCTGCATCAGATATGTCGGTTAGTTTTG